TCTGAGCTTCAGCGCTACGGCGTCGGCCAACCCGCTGGCCTCCCGCAAGCAGCACAAAGACAACCTGTTTACCGCCGCCGAGGAGACGCTGATTGAGTTTGAAGAGGTCGCCGACCCGGCACCGTCACTGCTGGCCCGCGTCTCGGCGATGTTCTCCGCTAAAAAGAAAACCGACAGCGAGCAGTTTGCTGACATGAGCGCAGCGGTCACCGCTGTGGCCGAGCAGGTACAGCAGAACGGCGACGAGCAGACGCAAAAGCTGTCGGCGCTGGAGCTGGCGTTAACCGGACGGCTTGACGCGCTGGAGCAGCAGGCCGGTGAAGACCGCACCGCCTTTGCCGCGCTACAGACGCAGCTGAGTAAAACCGACGGCAGCTATACCCGTCGCCCGGCTGCCACCGGCGGCGATAACCGGGCCAGCGTGCAGACCGACTGCTGATTAGCCCGAAACCTCACTGAATACAGGAGCGCAAATGCGCCAGAACACCCGCTTTAAATTTAACGCCTTTATGTCCCGCCTGGCCGAGCTGAACAACGTCGAAACCGGCGACATGAACAAGAAATTCACCGTTGAGCCGTCGGTGACGCAGACGCTGATGAACCGCGTGCAGGAGTCCTCAGATTTCCTGACCCGCATTAATATCGTGCCGGTTGCCGAAATGAAGGGCGAGAAGGTCGGGATCGGCGTATCCGGTTCGATTGCCAGCACCACCGACACGGCGGGCGGCGACGAGCGCGAAACGGCGGATTTCTCCGCGCTGGACAGCACGGGCTATGAATGTGTGCAGGTCAACTACGACTTTCATATTCGCTACAACACCCTTGACCTGTGGGCGCGCTATGAAGATTTTCAGGCCCGCTTACGCGACGCCATCATTAAGCGCCAGTCCCTTGACCGCATGATGATCGGTTTCAACGGCGTGGCGCGGGCGAAGACCTCCAGCCGCGCCAGATATCCGATGTTGCAGGACGTGGCCGTGGGCTGGTTACAGAAGTACCGCAACGATGCGCCGAAGCGCGTGATGAACACCACCACGAACGAAGATAACAGCGTATCTGACGGCGTGCTGATCGGCAAAGGTCGCACCTGGGTAAACCTTGATGCCGTGGTAATGGATGCAACCAACACGCTGATTGCCCCGTGGTATCAGGAAGACCCGGAGCTGGTTGTGATCTGCGGTCGCCAGCTACTGGCCGACAAATATTTCCCGCTGGTCAATCAGTCGCAGGCCAGTACCGAAACGCTGGCCGCTGACATGATCATCAGCCAGAAGCGTATCGGCAACCTGCCCGCCGTGCGCGTGCCCTATTTCCCGGCGGATGCCCTGCTCATCACCCGCCTGGATAACCTGTCGATTTATTTCCAGGAAGGTACACACCGCCGCCTGATTGATGAGGTGGCGAAGCGTGACCGCATCGAAAACTACGAGTCCATCAATGAGGATTACGTGGTTGAAGATTACGCCGCCGGTTGCCTGATTGAAAAAATCAGACTGTCCGACGTCCCTGAAAAACCCAAAGCGGATACGGCCACGGCGGATAAAGCGGAAACAGAAACGGAAGCCAAAACGGAAACGCCGGAGGCATAACACATGCTAAGTCCTGCCCGGCGTCACCTTATGCGAATGGAAGCGATTGAAGCCTCACAGCAGGCCGGTAATCCGCTGCGCCACGCGAACGGCTACGAGCTGATGCTTCTGAAGCTTAACGACGATAAACGCCGCCTGAAAAAAGTGCGCTCGCAGGAGCGCAAGGCCGAACTCAAACGCAAAATGCTGCCGGAGTACGGCCCCTGGGTGGCGGGCGTGTTAGCAAAAGGAACCGGCGCACAGGACGCCGTGCTGATGACCGTCATGATCTGGCGGCTGGATGCGAGCGACGTGCCGGGCGCGCTGGAGATTGCCCGGTATGCGCTGGCGCACGGTCTGGTGCCGCCGTCCGGCTTCAAGCGTGATGCGACCGGCTATCTGCTGGCTGAAGAAGTGGCCGACGCGGCGACCCGCGCCCGGACGCTGAAAGAGGCGGTGGATACCGGGCCGCTGCTGGCGACGATTGAGCTGACGAAATCCGAAGACATGCCCGACCAGGTGCGCGCCAAGCTGCACAAAATCACCGGGTATGTCCTTCGCGATGCGGGCAGGACTCTGGATGCGATGCAACACCTTACCCGGGCGCTACAGCTGCACGAGGGCTGCGGCGTCAAAAAGGACATAGAGCGGCTGGCGACTGAGCTGAAAAAGCAGGCCATTGCCCGCCGCTAACCGAACGCGCCCCGCGCCGGGCGGCAGAGCGGCAATGCACTGAATGTCTGCGCCGCTCTCCACCGCCCACCTTTTCATGAGGCCAACTATGAGCACCGTTATTATTCCCGCCCCGCGACCGGCAGATGCCGCCGAGCCGCCGGTGAAGAATACCTTTTTCTGGCCTGACATTGACCTTCAGCAGCTGCGCGACACGCTGCGCTATGAAGGCACCGTGACCGCGCAGCGCCTGCGCCTTGCGGTAAAAACGGCGATTTCAGAAGTGAACGCCGAGCTGTACGACTGGCGCGCCGCGCAGATGGCGGCGGGGTTCAGCACCCTGGCCGACGTCCCGGCGGAAACCTTCGACGGTGAAAGCGAGAAGGCCACGCACTACTTCGCTGCCGTCTCCGCCATGACCGCCGCGACCATCGCCGAGCGCTATCGCGGCTATGACGCCAGCGGCAAAAAAGGCGCTGAGGCGGAGGCCAGCGCAGACGAGTACTGGCGTGATGCCCGGTTCAGTATCAGCCGCATCGGCGGGCGTTCCGGCTGCATTGTGAGCCTGCTGTGATGATTTACGCCCAGCAGGGCGACACCCTGGACCAGATTTGCTGGCGACATTACGGGCGCACGGCGCAGGCGGTTGAGCAGGTCTATGCCGCCAATCCGGGACTGGCCGAAAACGGCCCGGTTTTACCGCACGGCTGCGGGGTGATGCTGCCCGACCTGCCGGAGTCATCAGCGAATGAAACCCTGAACCTGTGGGACTGAAGAAGATGGAGAAAGTCAGCTCGCTGATTAACTACCTTATCGGGCTTGTGCTGATGTGGTTCGCCCGCCACACGCCGCAGGATATCGCCTTTATGGTCGGGTCCGGCGTTGCCCTTGTGACATTAGTGATTAACGTGGCGACATTTTTTATCAACTGGTATTACCGCCGCAGGACCTGGGAGCTGCAACAGGCGCTGGCTAAGGGGAAGGGTTATGAAAACCGCTAAACACTGCGCCGTCGTGGCCGTGCTGGCGACAGCCGCGCTGCTGCCGCAGTACAAAGCCCTGAAGATATCCGACGGCGGGCTGAAGCTGCTTGCCGACGCCGAAGGGTGCCGCACCTCACCGTATCAGTGCAGCGCAGGCGTCTGGACTAACGGCATAGGACACACTGAGGGCGTCACGCCTTACAGCCAGGTCAGCGGGCGCCAGGTCGCCGTTAATCTGGTGTATGACGTGATGCGGGTTGAGCGCCAGCTTGCCGCCTGTGTGCCGGGAGAGATGCCGCCGCCCGTCTGGGATGCGCTGGTCAGCTTCTCGTTTAACGTCGGCACCGGCGCGGCCTGCCGGTCAACGCTTGTCAGCTACCTGAAGCGTCAGGAGTGGTGGCAGGCATGCGACCAGCTCGACCGCTGGGTCTATGTGAAAGGCGTCAGGAATGCCGGGATTGAGAACCGCCGCCAGCGGGAAAAAGCCTGGTGCCTGAAGGGGGTGGAATGATACGCGTTCTGGCGGTACTGCTGACTGTTGCACTCACTGCGCTGGCCGTCACCGGCTGGCGGCTCAATACGGCAAATGACCGCCTTACCGGGGCGCAGCGCATTATCGGCACGCTGTCTGCCGGTATCGAAAGCCGCGATAAAGCGATTAACCGCCTGAACGATGAGGCCACAGCGGGCCGGAAACGCGAGGCCGCGCTGCGCCAGCTCCAGGGCCGCGCCAGCGCCTCTGCCCTTCACCGTGAAATGACCCTACAGAGAGAAGCCAATGCAAACCCGGTATTACGCGACTGGTCTGCTGCTGTCCTGCCTGATGATGTTATCCGGCTGCACAGCCGCCCCACCTTCAGCAACGCCCGCGATTATCTGGACTGGCTGTCCACGCGTGACAGCCTGCCCGCTGCCGGGCAACCATCTGCAAACCCTGGGCGACCTGGCGGCAGATAACCGCCAGTTAGAGGCTGCGCTCGCGTCGTGCGGGTTGCAGGTCGATATCATCAGAGAATGTCAGGAGCAGCACGATGCTGAAACCGAAACAGTTACGCCAGGCGCTCACCGACAGCGTACCGCTGCTACAGCGAAACCCTGACGGGCTGAATATGTTTATCGACGGCGGGCGCATCGTTTCCACTCTGGGCCCGTCATTGTCATTTGAATACCAGTACCAGCTCAACCTGGTTATCACCGATTATGGCGGCGATATCGACCTGATTATGGTGCCGCTGCTGGCCTGGCTGCGTGAGAACCAGCCCGACATTATGGCGACCGAAGAGAAGCGGCGCACCGGATTTACCTTTAAGGCTGATGTTATCAGCGACACGCTGTGCGATATCAGCATTGATTTGCAACTGACCGAGCGCGTGATTGTGAAACAGGAGGGCGGCGCGCTGCACGTCACCCACGCGGGCGAAAACCCGCTGCCGGATAACGTCACGCGGCCAGTGCAGCTTTATGCAGGCGGTAAGCTTATCAGCGGGTTGCAGCTGTGAACGGGCTTGAGGCGTTCGACGAACGGCTGGGCGCGCTGATTGGCAACCTGTCACCGGCTGCGCGAAAAGAGATGGCCCGCACGATTGCAAAACGCCTGCGCGCTGGTCAGCAGCAGAATATCAAGCGACAACAGGCACCGGACGGCACGCCGTTTAAGCCACGCAAAGCGCCACCGGTACGCAAAAAGAAAGGTCGGGTAAAACGGGAGATGTTTGCCAGGCTG